CGTTGGATCAGCCCACCGTGAAGCCCCGACCCCGCCTCTTCGTACTGCTACTATAGCAGTTTTTTCTCGTTCTTTCCAAGATTCTCTATCAGTATAAGGATACGGTGGTTCACCTGGTGGTATGGTTGTTCCTACAATCGCTTCTACTGCCGGGGTTGATAATACAGGGCTCACAGCATTAACAGTAAAGATAGGATAATATGTTTTACTATTAGTTGGTCCAGGTACTGCGTTATATATTGGAACAGTCAATGTTAGATAACTTAATGGAAACATTTTTCTTACGTTAAGTAAATCAGCTAACGTTACTAACCCAGCAGTATTACAATTTAATGATACTAAGATAGCAGCCAAATCAACACCGGCAATTATTAAAAATGCCGAATAAATTTTTTGTTGTTGATCTTTGGTAACAGTTCCATTGCTTGATATTTGATCTATTTCACTAGCAGATAATCCAGTAGACAACAATGCCACAGCTAACGACTGTGTTATTGCATTATACTTTTTAAGAGTTACTAATAAATTAGAAGGATATCCAAATGTCCAAATACTTGACAAGTCTAATGCTTTACCTAAGTTAATCAAATCTCTACCAAATACACCGGTAGACAAACTTACGTTGGTAACATCAGCAGTAATCAAATCATTCATGTTGCTGAACGTACCTTCTAAGAAGTTCAACGAATTCTGTGCAGCCATAATAGCTTTATTTGAATAGTCAATAAACGACCCGGCAGATAAGAATGACCCAACAAAATCATTATACATATTAGATAATGCTAATGTGTTATTGTAGTTAAATTCATTATAGCCTTGTAAAGGAAATATTCTTACATAACCATAACTAGCGTTTTGACCAGAATATGCAATATTATAACTTTGTGCCCCGGAGTAATTAGGAGGGATGCTATTACCCAATGCAGGTATAGTTGAACTTCCCATAGATATAAGATTGGTGTAAGTTGTTAAAGATAACTCGCCTGCATTATATCTTACCCAACCTTGTCTTATTGCATTAGTAGCATTATTCAATATAGTAGTTGATATAATACTACCATACGTGTAATTACTAACACCGGTACTAGAACCTACATACGTAGACGTAGGCTGATTAACCCAAAAGCCTTTGCCTTGGAGTAAACCACTCATTACATTTACGCCTAACGGGCTTTGTTTTCCAGAATCACTCATGGTACATATATATTTTCACTGCCTTGAACAATACTATGACCGCATGTATTGCCTGACCCTATTCTTAATACAGCACTTCCTTCAGCAAACACAGTTGGACTGCCGTCAGTTGTAGTAGGAGCATCGTGCGGAGGATGCGGTCTTCCCCATGGAGCATGAGGGGTAATACCACTTACATGTAATCCCACTGCAATTCCATTAGCAAACACCGTGCCGGCGCCACGAATAATTGTTCCGCCAGTTTGATTTGCATCACCCTTCCTACTCAATGCTGCCATTCATTATCCTAATACAATTTTCTTTTCTGGTACTTTAATCCCAGTTGTTGCTTCTAAATACTTCATTCTTACATTATCTTCTGTCTCTGCATAAAGACTAACGCTATTAGTATTTAGCGTAAATTTACCCTTTGGATCTGCGGTAAACATACTAGGAACCAATCCCATGCCCTGCTGACTAGGCGCAATACTTACTGGTTCTTCAATAATGATGTTATCTCTGGTGATTTCAACTACTTTAGTAATCAATTCTTCACCGCTGTTCAATTTAAATGTATATACTTTTCCTACTTGCATTAGATACTTTCTGTTAATTTTTGTTTGAGTTCTGTGAACCCACCCACAAGTTCTCCATCTAGGAAAATTTGTGGAACTGTACGGGCATTTGGTACTGCCTCTAGTAATTCTTCTTTTGTATAACCGTCACCGATTTTACGTTCTTCAATCTGATAACCCTTAGATTGTAATAGCTTGTATGCTTGATCACAGTAAGGGCAGTGGTACTTACTCCATAGTATTGCTTTCAATTTTATTTCCTTTTAAATTTAATCTTTCATTTATCAAGTTTCCCCAAATCATCCCGGCTTTTAAATTAGGATGATGTCCATCTTTTTCAAAAAAATTGTTTTCTTTGGCTATTTCATAATATCCGTCAAAGCCTTCTGTAAAAATCCAATTAGAAAAATCAATTTGTTTTATAAACTTAGAGAGACCTAGTATGTTATTTACTCCAAAGTCACCGTCTCTACTTTTCCAATCTTTATCTTTTTTCCAATAATTTAGATAGGTGCAAAATAAATACTGTTTGTTATTTACTTTCAAAAAATTTTGTAGTTTTATAATTTCTAATAACGACAGTGTGGCTAAATTTTCATCTGATTTTGTTTTAAATTGTTCTTCAAATAATCCCTTAAGTAGATTGTAATGTCTGTCACATCCATTCCATCCACCTAATCTTGAACCTGCACAAATGTATCCGTTATTTGCATCAATATTCTTTTTATATGAGTATCTACTAAAATAAGAAATATCCTCTACTATAGCATCAAGTCTTGTGATTCCGGACCACATTACTACAGCACAGTCATATGAATCTAAATCTTCAAACATTATAGAATTTGCAATATAGTTGTTACCTGCTGATGGAACTGCTAGGTTTTTAACAATAGTGTGATTGATTTTCAATGGTAATGTCAAAAAATTATAGGCAGTAAAACTGCAACCAGATACTAACAATTTCATTGTATTTTTCTTTTTATAATTTAGTTAGTTTTTATTATACCTCTTAACTTATCAGTTAAGATGTTTGCTATTTTTTTATGTCCATAAATGTTTGGATGAACACATTTTGTAAACAAGCCCTTGCCCACTATAGTTGCGCTAATTTGTTTTTTTAAATTGACTGACCATTCTGCGTTTAAGTCATCAAGTAAAAATTGCACTAGTCCATTGTCTAGTAATGAATGCGAACGATGTTCTTCGTCCATACCTTTAAAATTTCTCAAAAGGTATAAAGGAACATTTATTTTATTGCATAAGTTTTTTAAATATCCCACACAACACTTATTATAAAACTCTACTGCTTCTTGATTGTATGAATACATGTAAAACTTTTTCACATCTTCATTGAAATCATAACTTTTATCTACTGCCCACGGTGCTATAGTAAACCATTTGTCATTATCATCAGGTTTCCAAGAAAATCTATTTTCACTTGTTAAACAGGCAATTAAAATATAATTTTTACTTGAATCATAATCATAATTTCTCCATCTGATAACTTGTTGTACCATGTCTGGAATTGACGAACCTGCATTTGCGTAGTTTAATGTATGGATATCCAAACTATTTCCCACTAAATAGGGAAACGATAGCTTAGTATTTGAAATACCAACACCAGCGGGCCAACTATCACCAAACCAAACTAACTCATCAACTGATTTATAAGTTTGGGAGTTCATCATAGTTCAAACTTTCACTCATTACACCCAATACATAATTGGTTGATTCATTCTCTTGCAGTGCTGTCTGCTTCTTGCTTGTATCACTATGCTTGTTGAACCATGGTATAGGAGTACTCTTTGGGCTGTTGCCCTGATACTTGATACCTATTTCTTTTAATGCACCCACTGCTGTATAATCAACAAAGTCTTTTAACACATTAGCATTCAATCCAATGACCGGGCCTTTGTTAAACAAGTAATCTGCCCAGGCTTTTTCTTCACGTATAACATCAGCATATAACTGATATACTTCACCTTCGCATTCTTGCTTGATAGCGGCAAAGCGACTATCATCTTTGATTACTTGATTAATAAGATAAGCAGTCCAGCCTTTATGTAGAAGTTCATCTTGGAGAATTAAACTGATAATGTTGCCATTACCAATAAAAATTTTGTTCTCAACCATTGCTAGTGATGTAGCAAATGATACCATAAATCTAAATGCTTCTAGTGCGTAACTGGCATGTAATGCCATCCAAATTGCTTTAACATGCGATTCTTCTGAAACAGTCTTTGGACTGATCTCTTTAAAGCA